CCGTAGAACTCGTCGAAGATGACCGTCTCGTGTCCCATGTATCCGTCCCACCACTGGCTTCGCTGTTTCCAATAAGCTCCTGGATACGTCTCCATCGCCCATCTTGACTTGCCTGTTCCAGTCGGTCCCTGAACAACATGTACATCTACAGAATGGTTACGTTGAGGAGTTTTCATAAGTAAGTACTTTTCAAAAGCACGGTAGTAACGCACCCAAATGTCAAATTCATTATCAGCTATTTCTTCAATAGTTGCGGAGTTCCCTTCGGAGAGCTTCGAGCGTATCGCCAATAGCCGAGATTTGTTCGAGTATCGCCCACCATTCGTCTGAACAGAATTCGATTCCATGACTGTTGTCAATGAGGTCGGCCATTCGCTGTCGAAAGATACCAATTCCCCTTCGTAAAGCCACCACCGTTGGTCCTCGGTTGTCTCCTTCAAACAGTAGTTCATTGCCTGGAACCGGGAACCCCTCGACACCTCTAGGTGAGCTCTGGGGAGTAATCGTTTCAATGCTGCCAGCCTGCATGGACTCTTCATTTCGAGGTAGCCTTGTAGGTGTAAGGTACCCTCCTCCCCTCGCTCCAATTGACATAGCATCATCTTGAGTTGATTGGTTGTCCATTCTTCTGGTAATTCCTCTTCGCTTGGATTGTTGATTGTAAAACACCACCGGCGCGCTGTCATCCACTGATCTACTTCCCGCGTAGATTTGAGTCTGCTTAAGAGTGGAAATCTATACCCACGTAGAACCTAGACATTCTGAGCCGGGCGCATCTTGCCCGGACATGCGCACCCCCACGGCGACGCCGAGTCCACCGAAGCGAGGCTGCGCGTTCCGCGCAGGTGGGCCGGTAGGCCCTCGCGTAGGTCGACCTCGGGGCTGCTATGTACTTATGCCCCCAACCAGCCCCGAAGTCAGGAGACAGAATCCCTTTTGGCCTCCCCTCTACTGTCACAGTTTGCAGCTAGTATTACCTGCAAACTGTGTGTCGTGACACACACACCCCGCAGGTGCATTGTATGAGTTTCTTCGTACCTGGGAGTTGGAATTCAGCACTACCTGGATCAATCTCTCAACCACTTACTGTTGGAGCCGGAATAGCTACAGCTGGAACAATTGCATCCCGTTGGATTAAAAAAGGAATGCCATCATTTAAGAAACGCCTAGTAAGAGGCTCTAGAAGACGTTGGTCTAGAGCACGGAAAAATCTACATCGTGTAAGACGTCAATATTCTGGGAAAAGAATGTCGGTCTCTGGACGTGGTGTTACATTTGAACACGATCGTCAAGCCATCTACCGCCGTAAGCGTATGCCCAAGCGGAAACGCCGTCGATGGGGAAGGTTTAAACGGAAAGTCCATGCCGTCGCTGAGAAAGGTCTTGGATCAAGGACTCTTGTCCGAAATTATACATTTGAACCGGAGAACAAAGTTGCCGGATCTTCCGGTACTACATCTCTCTCATTGTATGGTCTCGATTCTAACCTCACTCGCAATAATGACATCAATGTTGTATACCAGTATGAAAATACTGCTGATGCTACTCAAGCTCTTGGAGGTACTGTCTATCCTACAACTAAATTCTTCTTCCAATCTGCTGTACTGGATGTAACTATCAGAAACATTTCTGAATATGTTGTATCTACTGTTCCTACAGTCTACGCAGAATCATCATCTGCTACATTGGAAGTGGATATCTATGAAATGACTGTTGGTCGAAATATGATCGATCAAACTAATGCTATCATATCATTGGAGGATATGTTTACTAAAGGTGAAGATGATACTCTTCGCATGGAAAATGCTGGTGACGCCTGTTGGGACGCTACAAACGACCGTTACAAAAGAGGCTCAACACCTTGGGAATGTTGTCAAACACTCTCTCGCTGGCGTGTCAAAATATTCAAAAAAACTAAATTCTTCATACGCCCTGGCGCTACTATCACTTATCAACGCCGTGATCCTAAACGCCATGTGCTGACTGGTGCTATTATGGATAATACCACTGGTGCTAATAAGCCTGGTCTCACTACTTGGCTTCAAATTGTCTTTAAGGTTGTACCTGGTTTCACTGTTGGTGAATCCTCTCTTGGACAAATTAAGGAAAAACTTGCTATTGGAGTTACTCGCAAGTATATGTATAAGGTTGAGGGCTTTAATGAACGCCGAAATCGTTGGTCTAATGCTTAAGGACTTAATACATTATGGCATGCATTACTTAAAAATTCTTCATATGTCTCATACTCACCATGTTCTCCCCAAATTGGGAAAACGTGCCACTTGGTTACTCTTCTGATGAAAGAAGGAAAATAAGCACTCCTGTACCAGTTGTTAGGCAGACTGTTACTAGTAATAATAACGGTTTTCGCCACAAACTGCACTTGACCTCCTTTGGTTTCAACAAGCAATGGATAGCGGTCGCACACCCTGAGCAACAGATCGAACGGAACCCACCCGTAGAACTCGTCGAAGATGACCGTCTCGTGTCCCATGTATCCGTCCCACCACTGGCTTCGCTGTTTCCAATAAGCTCCTGGATACGTCTCCATCGCC